TCAATATCTGTTTTCCATGAGCCTTTTGCGTCAGTATCGCTAGAGATAGCGACTGGCCATAGCTCTTGATAGTGTCTTGACTTAACGATAGTACGCGCAGTAGACGATACGTCTGTCACTAAACTATCACTGAATGATAGGTACAAAAACCGTGATCGCGGATTGAGCGCCAACCCTCTAGGGATAATATTCATCGCCATTTCGGTTTTAGAACCACCAGGCGGCAAGTTAAAGATTATATTCTCTGTCTCTTTGCCGTCCTGCGCTCGTTTTATTAAACGGTCAATCTCGTATGCAATTAAATGATGGTGCCAGTTGGTTAAAAACTTATCGCCCATGCGCTGCTTGAAAAAGTATCGGACAAAGAATAGATGCTGCTTCTCGCACTTGTGCTTTAGTATCGATAGTCTGTTAGCGTCATCATTAGTATTCATCTTCCAACTCGTTATCTATCACCTTGGCATTCTCAGGCGTTAGCGGCTGTGGCGGTGACATTGATCCGTCCTCAGACACATGATTGACCGTATCTTTAAACATACCCAGATGCCTTGCCACGTTATCTAGCGCTTTCATTCGGTCTGCTGTCATAACCTCAATACCAAACTTGGTTTCTTTGGCGCCTTGATATAGCAATTTAGCAGATGGTGAAAGTTTGCTCGTATCTGCAATATGGACATGCGGCGAACCCTCACCTCTACATACCTGGCAATCGGGGTTAGGGATACGGCTTGGGTCAATATCACGCGCATCGTCATCATCGTCATCATTAAACGTGATGTTATCGCCATAGCAGAAACCGCAAGCCACACGACGCACGCTAGACAGTTCGTTGTAGTCTGCATTAGCAATCTGCCACCACGTCCACAAAACCGTGTCAGCGTCAATTCTGAGCCGTTTACGTCTGTCTGCGACTGCCTTATCAACCGCTTTATCAATGTTAGGTTTTGTTAGGTTTTCACTACCAATAGATGCTGCACTATTTTCACTATAGCCTGCTGCTTTTGCTGCTCTAGTCGCATTAAAGTCAATAATAAACTCGTCAACAAATAACTGTTGTCTTGGCTCAAGCGGTACATCTTCACTCTCTACGCCCTCGGGCGTAATATCTGTCATACACCCTCCAGCGGTTCGTGTATAAAAAAGCCCACGGTTAAGTGGGCAAAGTGGTTAAATCATCATACTTATCGCACTCATCCGTATATAGATAAGCATTGTCTTGGTCGTCTGAGCAATCACACTCGTTATCAAGTATCACTCTGATCGACTCGCTTAGGTTTACGCTACACACGTTTAGCGCCTTGTATCTTGGCAACCAGTTTAGCCGCATCGGTACTACCGTTATTTGCGCGTGTCTTTAATATATCGAGGTACGACCGCTTAGTGACTGGGTTATCAGTCTTATGGTATTCGTTAAAAACCCACTCATGCGACTTGGCGTAATTACTCATGTCAGCAATCCCTGCTAAATAATAGGCATAAAAAAAGCCCCATCAAATTAATGATAGGGCTTGGTATAGGGTGGATAGCTTAGGGATTTGAACCCTAATTACCAATGTAGAGTTGCGACCTCTTTTTCATTAGTGTTTTAACCGTATAAACTAGCTAATCCGTAATAATTGTAAGACTGCTTTACATAAAATGCGTAGCATAAAGGGATATTACCCCATAGCTCATTGAGCTGTCAAGCGATATTATAGTGATTAGAAAGTAGTTGTTTGCATCGCTCGCTAAAGCTCATTTCATCTTTGCTTATAGCAGTTAGTAGCTCACTGTGTTTCTCAATATTGAACGAGACCAACTTGTGTTGACTTCTCTTTGTATCTAGCATCATAAACTTCTTGCGATGATTTGCTTTTCATGACCGATAATACATCACTAACAATCTCAGCGTCTGCGCTAACATCATCTCTACCTCCGATCAATCCATCAATCCAGTCGATATATGCGTCTTGATTGTCGAAGTCTAATTGATCGTAGCCACTTGCCGCCTCACCTTCGTTTTCGGCTATCAATGAAATACTATCGTCATCGCCCAAATACTTAGCTACTGATAACTCACCAATTTGCGCGTTATATAAAAATCTTTGAAATTTCATGGCCACTCTCCGTTATTTATATGAATTACTATTAAACCGTCTTTGCCTGCTTGCTGAATACCGTCGATAAATATCTTTAGTGCATCATCTGGCATTGCTCGATAGTTACGATTCATCTCGTCATGCGTGCGCCAAGACTTGATTATCGACTTGTTTAACTCTTGACGCTGACCACCAAGCTCAAAAACCTTGTTAGTCAGATCGTGATTGCGACTCAGATCAAACGTTGATAAAAGTCGCTGAAACACGTAATTATTATTTACCATTAAGCCTCGCCTTTTTATTAGATTTTAGTAACGTAAACATAAACATACTCATTATTATAATCGCTTGGCGGGAAGAAAGTTTCGCCACGACCAGTTACAATATAGCCAGTGTCTATTTTGG